ATACAATATTTTCATTTAGTTATATCCCTAGAAAGTTTTTCCATTTGGTTTTTATTTTTTGTTTTCCGAATATCTCTACGGCAGAAGTTCTGGCGTTCTTAGATATTTCTTCTGCCATTTGTTTATCTTCTATTAGCTGTATACAGTATTTCTTTATTTCCTCATAATCATTTGATATAAAACCGCTATCACCGTGTTTGATTATATCCGAAACTTCTAATAAGTCAAGCCCCATAAATTGACCAAGTTTTGATCCAATAGAAACTATCGGCATACCAGTCATAAAAGCCTCTATGAAATTCAACGTATAGCTTGCTGGCTTGGTTCCAGCATAAAAATATCCGCGACCATTTCTCATTTGTAGTTTTAGACTCTCATAGTCTAGCCTTCCTCTATTTAACGGCTCTATAGTCTCATTGTTATCTCCATATATTTTCAATCCTATTTCTTTAGCAAGGTCAACTAATATTCTTCCATGACAAAAATCCATTCTTGAGTTTAGATGTCGTGTAAAATTTATCATATCAGAAGATTGACCGTTCCAGTCCTTGAATTCATTTTCATCTTTGTAAAATCTTATCAGATCATCTTCTCCTGCATAACTTGGTAGCCTTCTTTCAGCACAAGAATATCTTACAATTTTAAATTTGTTACGATGCTTTTTAATTAGCTGTTCATGATATGGTAGATTTTGACCTATCGTGCGAAGTACTACATTTCTTCCATCCAATACATCCTTATTAAGAGTTATCCAATCTAGAGAATGTATAACAAATATAACGTCAAAATTATCTAGAAAAGAGCTTGACATCTTTATTTCTCTTCTGTTGTCTTCGCTTTTTTCTTTTAAAGACAGCCATTCATTTTTTAAATCGTCGTTTATATTTAAGTTTTTTATTTCGCCCCTATAAACATTAGAGCCGGTCAAAAAGTCGCCAGTTGTAAATACTTCGCATCCAAGCTCCATAAACAACTTAACATCATCATACTCTAACGATTCGTGGCATCCTAAGTATAGCAATCTCATTTTATCTCTCCTACTTTGCGCATCCTAGCCTCTTCCCATTCATTAATTTGATTTCTAAAATTCAGCATTTCATTAAAAGCGTCTTGAGGAGAAAAGGCTTGGTTTGATCCTTGGCTTTTTTTATGAGACTCATTAAAATAAAAATCCTTATTCATATTTTCGCACTTATAACCAAAAGTTAAATCTTTTAACATTCTTCTCCAAATATGATTTCCAATCCATTCAGGCTTGCATAAAACATTATTAAAGATATAGTTTGTAATTTCGTTAGCGTTTTTTAAACCTTCTGGTAATTTTGACTGTGGTTGTTTGATCCTAGATGGCGACAGCCAAGTTTCTGACAGATCACGCATTTCAATTTCATACAGTCTTTTAGCCCAGGCGTCTGCGGCTTTATCCCAAGTATAATGACTAATAGCGTTTTGTCTAATCCTTTCTCCTTCTTTTACAAAGAAGCCGGAATCTTGTTGATTTGTTTTTAACATTCCAAGAATTAAAGATATGAACGCTTCATTATCTGGAACGGCCCTGTTGCAGCCGGTTTCACACTCACTATAGAACGAAAGAGGATGTATGCCATATCCCCCAATATTGTCAATTACAGACTGCATGGCAGAATAGTATGTTGATACAACAGGAAGACCGCAGTGAGCAGCTTCTAGTTGCGGCATACCAAAACCTTCGCTGTTTGCATACTGGATATAAATATCAAAACAATTATAAATCTTAGATAAATCGCTTGAATCTATAGGATTACTGATTCCAACAAGCTGATTAGAAAAGCCTCGACAACTGTTGCAAACCTGTACAGAGTTCTTAAAAAAGTCAATAGTTAGTTTTTTGCAATTTTTACATCTGTAGGTCATCAGAACCCTACTAGACAAATTGTTTTGTTGAATTAATTGAGGAATTTCCCAGCCAACATCTGGATAATAAGTATGCAGATACAAAAATATGTTAGGATTATCAGTTCTATCTAATATTTTTCTGAAAGATGCAAGCAGATCTGGATAAAGTTTTCTTTTTTGATTTCTCATTACTGTGCCCAGTATGATACTTTCTGGATTTATGCCCATGCTCGCCTTGTGTTGTTTTTTATCAGCAGCAGGAGCAAATACATCACTAGCAGCAGGAGAGGCAACATCAATAAAATTAATTGTATCACATTGCTCTAGCATGGTATCTCTACCAAACTCAGAATAGGCAAAGACTGAATCAGCAGAATTATATGTATTAATCCATTGTGTATTTTGTGGACTAGCGTCTACCGTGGGCATAATTGCCCAGTGAAAGAAATCTCTAAAAGGAGATCTTTGTTCAAACTCCATCATCCACCAATCACGAATATCCATCACAATATCCGGCTTGAAGTCAAGCAAGACATGATTGAAAGATATGTCGCCAAACTGGGCCACTGGACTTCCTTTATATGCTGCAAAAGCGGGATCTTCTGGTTTTGGTTTATTGGGATATACTTTCCAAGGGGTCTTGGCGATGTTTGGATCGTTGTGGTCAACATAGCAAGAAAGTTCTGCCACCTCGAAATCGTCAATTTGATTTAGTCTAGATAGAACTTCTTTTGTATAGACAGAGTATCCCGTGTTGAGCCAAGAAGCCTCAGACACAAAAAGTATTTTTTTCTTTCTCATCAATCTTCCAACTTGTTAGAGAATCTTTCCTTGTTAAAAATCCTAAAGCTATTTACTCTAAAATAAGTAGAGTTTTGATCTTTTCGAGCGGAGCATTCTACTAAAATTAAATCATCTTTTTTTAACCTTTGTTCGATAGTGAGGGCGGCAGTGTCCCACGCCTGAAAGTCGAACACGGTGACGCTTCTACTTTTAACGCCGTTTTTATTTTTACGAAAGCTTTCTACCTCTAGTTGAAAATCGGCAGATGTGGTCTTGTTATGCTGCTGGCAATGAACATCGCCATACAATTTTCCTAAAAAAACGCAATTATTCATATTAACCTTTCAAATTTGAACAACTTTATTTACTATAATCGAGCTTTTATCTTTCTTTGATATTTCGCCCATGAGAAGGACAGTATTTCTTTCTATAATTAAATCTTTATAATCTTTGTACGCTTCTGGAAAAATGGTTGCTGAGTCTAGTTCGCCGCTCGCGTCTTCCACACAAAGAAACGCCATTTCCTGCCCCGGATTTTTACCATTCTTTGTTTTATAAACCCTTAAAGAATTTATCATAACAGAAAGATTTACCTTACCTTTTATAGTACCCTGAGACACTTCTCGACACATATTTGTAGAAATATTTACAGAATCTGCTTTACTGCAAGTCAAGGCGCACCCAAGAAGCTTGATTTCTAGGTCCGCTATAAACGAAGGATCGTCATCAAGACTGTAAAAGGGCGAGCTTAGAGATTGTTGTATATCTTGAACCGTTCCGATTCTCCTTGAGTTAATTTTAACCCATTCTGGCAAAAGGGCGACACACTGACTTAAACTTAGTCCACTTTTATAATTATCGGCAATAGCATCTTTTTCTCTTGCAGAAAGCGAGGTCCAGCTATCATAGTCATAAAGCATCTTTTGTCTAGTTTCTCGATTATTCTTTCCGTTGAATGCACCAATAGACATTAAGGATATTGCGGCCCTTTTGTTGATTTTACCTTTATGAATAATCTTAATCAAACAGTCCATCCAAGAAAACTCTGAAATATCTTCTTTAGATTTTATTTCTTCTATTTTCTCGCATTCTTTTGTGCCAACATTTTTAACATGCCTAAGACCAAAAAAGATTCTACCATCTTTGTGTACAAAATCTGTATACATATGGTTAAGTCTAGGAGGATATGTTTCTATATCAACCATTTTCGCATCCATAATCAGTTGTTTTAGCTCTATTTCTGGCTTTGGCTTTCTGTTAGAGCGGTTCATGTAACTGATATAAAATCTTTCTAGTCTATGACACTTGCAGTACGCGCTCCAATATGCATCAATAGCATACGAAACAGCATGACTTTTATTGAAGGCATAACGGTTAGATTTTTCAATCCATGAGAAGATTTCTTCCGCCACTTCTTTAGTGACGATTTCTTGCTCCTCTGCCCCCTCCATAAATGACTTTTTAACTTCTTCCATCAGACCGGCCTTTTTCTTACCAATCGCTTTACGTAAAGAATCCGCTTCTTTAAGATCAAACCCAGCTAATTGTTGGGCAATCTTCATGCTTTGCTCTTGATAAACAAGAACACCATAAGTTTCTTTCAGGATTGGCTCAAGCGATTCGTGAGGATAGTCCACAGGCTCTAAGCCCTTTTTTCTGTCTGCATAGTGCTGGGTCATAGACTTGCCGTCAGTATAAGCCTTCAAACAGCCTGGACGAATCAAGGATATAAGGGCGGCTAATTCACTAATATTTCTAGGACTAACCTGTTTTGCCCAATGCTTGCCAAGGTTTGACTCAAGTTGAAAAACGCCCTTTGTGCGTCCTTCGCAAATTAAATCCCAAACTTCTTCATCTTCAAAATTATTAATATCAAAATTAGACATAAATATCCCCGTTGGCAAATGTCTTCTCAAATCTAACTTTATGTAGCAATGTTCTTTGTAGTTTCATGAATTTAATCATAATGTTTGCGGTATCTTTAACGTCTTGCAGAGCGTCGTGAGCATTATCTTTGCTCGCCTGACTCATACCAAAGTAATCACGCATGTAATCCATACCGTAGCCTTTTACTTCTGTGTTATTTTCAAACCAGCAATAGATATGCTGCATGACATCAATAGTGAAGATTGGATTAAAGAGTCCCTGTCTGCCATTCTTTGCATGAGTAGGTCCATATTGTTGACACATACGCTCCACAATCGGCATATCAAAACCATTAATATTGTAACCAGCCGCAATAGGGGCATAATAACTGGTCTTTTTAAAATTATATTTGTCACAGAATTGTGCAAACTTTTTCCATACGGTCTTTGGCAGTGGAGCTTTTGCTAGATCGTCTCTGTTTTTTCTGGTAACTCTTAATGCCTCGTCTTCAAGAGGCGCGACACCGGCCTTGATTGCTTTATCGTCGTCGATAATTGGGCGAATCTCGCTATTGAACACTCCTCCGGGTTGAAGTTCAAGTTTTCTGGCATGGATTGCCACGGCAGCAATCTGTGTAGGTTGACAGGTGTATGGATTTGCCCCGCCAGTTTCAAAGTCTAGGATGATATAATCTCGATAATTAGCCACTTTTATAACCTTTCTGAATGATATGTTTGAAAAATTTCTAGTCCCTTATTCTTGAATGTAACAGCCTCACAAAAATTCAAAAATTCTTGTTCAGACATATTACCCTTCATTACATTAATTCTTTTATGTACCCAATGTACATTTTCTTCGATATAACCTTTAGAAGAATCAATCCTGTCTAAAGATGCGGTATATACCCCCATTGCATGTTCTAAGTTATTTCGCGAAAAGAATAATTCCATCCCGCTATATTTACATTTTCTATCCTGTTTTAAGAACAGGTTCCACGCATACCCCGGTGTAATTTCAAATGGTAAATCCCTTCTTTTTGCTGCATTTTTCACTGTCGCCCAATAAGACCCCTGTATTTCTTCATATCCAGTATATCTTGGGTTTTCTGGACCGCTAAGATAGCACCGCTTTTTTCTAAATGGGATGTTGTTACTTTTTAACACTTTCTGTATTTTTTTGGGGTAACTATTTACCTGTTCTGCTATGTGCTTACAACTTTTACCATTTAGATACATATCAATAATTTGTTTATGGTCTAAATCTTGAGCATACTTTTTGCTAGGTAGGAATCGACCCTTTTCGTCTTTCATGATATTCTCCTTGAGGGGTTATAGTCTGTTTCAAGGTAATATACACAAAAATATCTTGAGAAAGGTTTATCTCCTGTTAATTAGTTCAATAAATTTTTCAACCGCTTCGTCTATATTTTTATATAGTTTAAACTCTTTATCTTTATGTGACCATACTTGATACTCATTAGATTGAGCCAATCTAGGATGATGATTTGCTAAATTGCAAAGCGAAACACCCTTACGATCAATACTGCAACCAGAAAAGATAACAGATTTATAATCTTCTTTTGTTGCTTTCATTTTTTACCACCTCTTTACATATTTGTATAAAATCGAATTGTTGTAAGTCCCATTTCATTTGGTTTACTTTTTTATGAACCCATTGAATATTCTCCTTTGTGTACCCTTTAGATGGATCTATTCTATCTAAAGATGCGGTTGATTGAGTTATTGTCTTGTTTGTTTTGGCAAAAAATATGTCTCTTCCTGTTAGGGCACATTTTCCATCTTGTTTTTCATATTGTTCCCATGCCTCTTCTATTGTTATCTTAACTTCTAAGTTTCTTCTTTTAGCACCATGTAAGATACTGGACCAGTGTTGACTTCGTAGTTTTTTATAACCCTTGTAGTTCCCGTGATTTTCTCCTGTTTTTCTCTGGCATCCACAACTTTGTGTGTTTCCGCTTTTCAAAGAGTCATTTCTAACATTTATTTTACTTCCGCAGTCACACACACACTCAAGTATCGCATGACCAAATTTATCTTTCCCCACTCTTTTTAATGGAGTCAACTTACCAAATTTACGATGGAAATATCTTTCTATTTTATCAACTGGTATTCCAAATTCTTTCATTTTTTTAGAAATACATGCCTCTGACACTCCAAAGTGTTTCGCTGTTTCTCTTTGGGTTTTCAGATTTTCGACTATCATTTGTTGTAGTTTTTCTTTAGTGATATCTTTTCTTTTTTTCATTGCATTCTCCTATGTTAAAGATGACATAAGAATATACACATAAATCAATCAGAATCAGAACAAATAGTCATAATTTTACTTAATAAATCTATTCCTAACACATCAAATTTAACATGACCCATAGCCTCTAGGTCATTCATTTCAAGCGCTGCAATCATTTTTCCTTCTTTATCTTTAATCATAGGACAAACTTCTGCTAGTGGATGTTTTGAAATAATTACACCAGCAGCATGTTTGCCTTGCGATTTGTTTGTTCCTTCAATCTTTATTGCTTGTTCAAAATAACGAGAAAGGGGGCCATCAAGTTTTCCTTCTTCATCATAATAACACCAGTTTCTTAAAGCCTCAGATTCATTTTCAAGCGCCCATCTAATGATAGATTTATCTTCCATTAGCTCTAGCTGGTCAGAAATCTTAGCTTCGTCTGGAATGCTATCAGTTATAGCGTTCATTTCCGAAAAAGACACAGCATCATTGATTCTTAATACTTCTTTAATTGCCGCTCGCCCTTGAAGCTTTCCAAACGTGACCATTTGAGAAACTTTTTCTATATCATATTTCTCTTTGATATAATCAATGGTTTCATCTCGATGTTCTGCTGGAACATCCATGTCAACATCCGGCAAAGAAACATGATCCTCTGTATTTCTCCCTTCATTGTAAAATCTTTCAAACAATAAATCAAATTCTATGGGGTCAACTTCTGTAATTCCCAAGAGGTATGAAACAAGACACCCAGCAGCAGAGCCTCTTCCCGGTCCTGCTAACCATCCTTGGTTTTTAACATGGTTAATGATATCTTGAACAATCAAGAAATAACCGCTAAGTTCAGCTTTGAATATAACTTCAAGCTCAAGCTTAACCCTTTCTAAGTATTCCTGCTTCTTATCTGGCGTGCTAACTTTTCCAGTTCTGCCCAGCTTGCTTTTCCATCCATGACGACACAACTCTTTAAGATATTCATTGTTGTCAAAACCTTCTGGAACATCAAACTCTGGAAGCATTGGCTTGCCAGTGATTTCATATTCTTCGCAAGACATGACCGCATCATAGAGCGGCTTGTGTTTGGCGGGAACTTCTTTTGGTTTTTTTAAATGAAAGCTATCTTTTGTAAAGAAGTCTTTGTTGTCAAAATCTTCTCCTTTTTGCAGTTTAGCTGTTACTTTTGGCATATTCGTTTTCATGCCAGAACACAAGATAATCCTGTGTAATTCTGCTTCGTCTTTAGTTACATAATACACTGCATCTTTGTTATAGTTGTAGCAGTAGTAATTCTTATGCCATAGCTTTTTATATGCGGCGTTTTCTTTTGCGCAAATAAAAATAACATTAGCATTGACTGAAACTGCTTTTAGATCATCAATAGTTTTGTCGCCAGAAGAATATTTAATTAAATCTAGCCATCCTTGTTTGTTTTTTGCTATCAACATAAAGTCGCCAGTATCATAGCCTATTACTGGCTTGATTCCATGCTTTTTGCACGACTGATGAAAATCAACAGCGCCAGAAAGCGTGTTAATATCTGATAGCACGCAGGCAGTGTATCCATATTCTGCGCACTTCTCTGCAAGTTTATCGGTTTTAGAATAGCCCTTCAGCAAACTAAAATGAGTTTTACAATTTATAGGTAAGAACATGCTCAATTTTTTGTTTCAATTTTGTGTTTAAAGTATTCGGCCAGCCAGTCTGGGGTTAGTACCGTATTTCTATACTGTTCAAGGTTTTGCTCTACTCTTTCTGACGACTGATCAATAAAACTCAACATTCTTGTCAGATGAGTGCTAAGGAACTGCCACTTCGCAAACGTACACGGCGAGTTCTCATAATACCAGAACTTTGGTAGCATTTCAACCATTGGCAGTGCGCCAAGGGTAATTGCTTCAAAAAATCTGAATGTTTCATTGCTCGTAGAGCCTTGAGGACACAAACAGATTTTGGTATTGTTGACCACTTCCATGTACTCGTCATGGTTAATTCCCTGACCAAATCCTCCAGTATATTTTATGAAGTATTTAAACTTATCGCCCGTGTTTTCTACGAGATCGTCCAAACATCTTTTAAATTTGTCTCTTGTTCCGGTATGGGGAAACGATCCCAAGAAACAAAAGTCATACTCTCTGTCTCTCAGAGGAGTTAGTTCTACCTGTTTATCATAATCAAAAAACACCCCAAGAGGAAGCGGTAGAATTTTAGGATGATCTACCGGATATCCCCACTGATCCAGAGGCGCATAATTATGACAAAACATAAAAACGTTTTCGTCATCTAGGTATCTGGGTCCAGCGTGTAGCTCGTTAGACAGAGACAGAACAACATTCTTTTTGTCTGCCGTAAAAGTACAATTGTGAATATCGTACTTTACAATCACTCTGTACGAGTCATCTAGCTTAGATGCCAGACTCTCTGCGAACTTCAGCAAGAAGTTATTTCCTAAGTCAAAATCTTTTTTAATATCTACCAATTGTGCCATTAGCCCGGAGCCTCGTAATATCCAATGTCAAAATTTTCTTTTGTACAATCTTTAACGGTTTGATCGTACCCTATTGTATGTAACTGTTGTTCAACATATTCGCACATGTTTTTAGTTGTCCCCGGCCAGTTGTTTTTACAGAA